CTCTGTAGAGCTGTACCTTGTACGTCTCTGTTTACAAGACCGTTAGAACCTACAGCTTGTATAAGTTCGTAGTACTGTCTTGGGTTTAATACAGCAACTCTACCCTCAGTAGATACACCTTTCTCGTCTAGTGCAGCAGCTGCATCATAGAAAGCTGAGATTAGGTGTGTTGAGTTGTATGCGTCGTCTGCATCTGATCCAGCACCAACTTGGATCTGTGTTCCACCGGGCTCTACGAAGTTAGTCATAGAAACAGGAGAAGCCTGTCTAGCACCTTTCGCAATAGCACGGAAGATAAGTCTGTCATACTTCTCTGCGAGAGCATAACCGATCTTGTTTGAGATTTCACCACGTAGGTCGTAGTGTGCTAGTGTCTCGTCTAGCTCATAAACAAAAGCTGAACTAATTAATAGGTCATCTATTGTCACAGTTTTTTCTGCAACTGGTGGAGCCTTCTGGTCGTTACCTAAGATGCTCTGGCCGGGTGTATGATACTCGGCTGTTGTTCTACCAGTGTAGATGAACTGCATTGACTTACCAGAAGTTAATGTTCTCTTCTGTACTAAGTCTCTAGCGATAGTGTTTCTCTGGAAGCCTTTAAACATCTCACCTGAGAATAATTTAAGGTAAAGGGCTCTAGGATCACTACCACCGTTAAGTGCACCCGGCCTTGTTAGCTGGGTTGGGTTTACGTTCGACTGATGGTCGAAACTTCCGGGGTATGCCATTTCTATTTAAGAATGTATATATTGTACGTTCTTCAGATCTGAAAATTTTTGGCCATTTTTTGTGGTCTATCCCACCGTCTAGACGGCTAGAGGTATCTGCCTTAGCAGGCTCTCGCCAATAGGGATGGGAGGACTTGAACCTCCTCTGTACGGCCTTTACCGATTACCCGATGATATAAGCATCACATTCACCTGACACTTTAGTTTTCAAATAGTCTATTAAATACTCGTGAGCATCAGAGTTTAGATCCTTGTCACTAAGTATCTCAATCCTCTTTTGATTCCACTCTGAACAAGACATATTCCAATGAGAATAATTATGCTCAGATATTAGTAGTGTTAGTAATGCGAGTTCTATCATTTCTTTTTCTTGCGAACAGTTTTCTTGCGTCTGCTATGATTATAGCCTATGCGTTTGCTACTTGTTTTAGTCCGATTGAAGCGAGCTTTCTCGCCCTTAGACATTTCACCTGTAGTCTTGGGTGTCTTAGATGAGACACGTCTAGATGGTCTACAAGCAGGGTAGCCTTTACGCTTCTCACCTTTCTGTCTGCCGCAGGGCTTACCAGTTTTGGTGTCGACCCACTTCTCGGCGAACCATCTTTTTAAGCTCATCTTCTTTTCTTTTTAGTGTAGCCGGGTGCTGTTCTCTTTACACCACCTGATTTGACCTGACCCTTACATACCTTAACAGCGTATGCGTTTGCGTATGCAGAAGGGTAGACCTTGAACTTTCTTTTGGCAGCTGCTTTACCACGTGGACATAATTTACCCATTAGCGTTTCTTACCTCCATGCTTGCAGCCACATTTTGATCCTTTCTTGTGTGCCATTATGCTTTACCTTTCATGTTTTTCTTTAGTTTTCTCTGCCGTTTGATTATATCATCAAGCTGAGATCCACCAGTAAAGTCATCCATCTTCAATCTTTTGATGAGGTTCTTTAGGTTTCTTGGACTCAAATCCATAGCAGTCTTATCGCCCATACGATCTCTGAACTCAGTATCGTCAGGGTCATTGTCTTTCATTCTGTATGTTCTAGCCATCAGCATTTCCAACGTCGTAATGCGAGAGCCTTTCTTGTAGGCTTCCCGTTTGGTTTTTTCATCGGGCCTTTTACGCCTTTCATACGGGCACAAAATGACCTCTTTCTAGCCCCTCCTCCGGGCTGTGGAGCTTTGAGATTAGAGCCAGTGGCACGATTGTACTTGGCTCTTCCCTTCGCTGTCAGTCCTCCTTTTTTGGACTTCTCACCTCTACCAGCTGGCTTAGGCATTACCAAATACCGGGTATGATTTGCCCTGTCCAAGCGTAGTTGAGTAGAGCTGCGACTATACCTATCATAGCTAGTCTTCCGTTAAGCTCCTCTGCTGGATGCCATTTCTGATTGTCGTGGTTGTGGTGTGTCATAATTTATACTGGGTAGTTGTTGTTCTCTTTGAAGACATCTCTCTTCTTTTTGTTATTCTTTGCTAAAGGATAGATCAGCCCCGGTATTGGGAGCTGTCTAATATATTCCTTTTTCTCTGGCTTGAACTCGTCAAGCGGAGAGCGTGGGTCAGAAGTAGGTTTCTTCTTTCCTTTCTTTTTCATTACTTCTTCTTTTTCTTAAGTTTAGCAAGCATCTTTTTCTTTTCTGCTGCTGTCATCTTTTTCTTTTTGGCTGGCATTTTGCCGCCACCGTAATGTCCGGGCATAGTTAAAACTCCAAGTTTGATCTGTCTAGTTTTTCAATTACATCTTGTCTGTAAGCTGGATCTCTGTCATAGCGAGGATCATTCATCGCTGCAACGAGTTCTTGCTGACTGCGGAAGGTGTCACCGCTGTTGTTGGGGGCTGTCTTTCCTGTTACCATTCTGCCTTCTACTCCGTTTGCATTATCGTATTCTGCTTTGAGTCCAGATACGGCAAGCTTTATAGCCTGCACACTACCTGTATCTAAGATGTTATCAAACGCAGAGATTTGTTCTGGTGGTAAGTTTGACTTAGCCCAATTTACAATGTTAGCATAAGCTTGGTCTCCGCCTGCTGAGTTCTTAATCTGATTGATTTCAGATGGAGATATTTCAGCTGGTGGATTAGCCTGTGCTTGAAACTCAGGGCTAGCTTGAACCTCCATGTAAGCCTTAATTAAATCTTGGCTAGACAAAGAAGAGAACTTAGCTAGAGTTTCATCCGATAACTTGTTACCATTATCGTAGTACTCCTTACTCGCATCCGTGATTAAGGTAGCACCCTCAGACATCTGTGGTTTGTCCTCGGGTTTCTCCTCTGCACTGGTTGTTTCTGTTTCTACTTCTGCTTCTTCGCCTTTCTTTCCAAGCTTTGACTGTAGCTCTATGTAAGCTTTCTCTAGCTCTTGAGCATTTTTATATTTACCAGCGTATAACTGTTGCTCTTGTTCTGAGATAGACTCACCGACAGCTAGAGAATCTTGCTCTTCTGGTGTCAGATTGTCTACAGTTGTTACGTTTTGTGGTTCTTGGTATGATAATGTCTCTGCCATTTACTGTTGTGGTGGTGCTATGTTTTCAAATGCTGCTGCTGCCTGCTGTGCTATACCCTCGAGAGCCTCTGGATTTTTAGATGGATCGAGTAGTGGTGTGCCAGCTAGCTGACCGGCTTGATCTATGAGAGACTGGTTTGCTCTATCTGATGCTGCTTCTTGCTTCAGCTGATTTAGTTGATCTCCTGTTCGTACAAGATTTACTACGTCTATACCTTGTGCGGCTGCTAATCTCTTGATAGCTTCGCTTGGATCAATAAACTTCATCAAGGCTTCTGGGCCAAGTGTAGCTGCAACTGTTTGTATAAATCTAGTCAAGGATTCATTATCTTGTCCTCTACCTAGACTATTGATACCAGCAACTATCTTAGGTCTGACGACATCTTTTGGTAGTCTTGGTATCTGGTTTGATCTCTGTAGTATTAACAGAGTTCTGTTGAGGTAGGGCACTAAGAACTCTACCGTTAGTAAGCTGAACAGACCGCCGAGCGATTGTTCTAGCTCTAGCTGTGTAAGGCGTACCTCTTCAGCTGTAACTCTTTCTGCGTTCCTGATGTTCATAACCAAGAAAGCTTCAAGTATTCGTCTTTCGATTGTTGCTGCTAGCTGTGCAGCTGTAGCAAAGTCTGCTGTCTTACCGACTTGTACGACTCCTACGTCTTCTGGTCTACCCTGTATGATGGCTCCGTTACCAGCTTTGGCAAGTGTTCCGGGCTTGGTTGTAGCTGATGGTGACACAAGAAAGATAACTTTACTTGCTACACTTGCACCTTCTACTAGAGCTTGAGACAATCCTTCGAGACTTCTTAGGTCTCCAATAAACTCCTCTACTCTACCACGTCCGTAATCTTCTCCGTCTACTGTATTGAATCGAAGCACTAACCATGGTGAAGCTTTCTTCGGTGCTGTGCTCTGGCTACCTTCTAGGATCATATCATCCACTTCTTGATGCCATCTCCAGTTACCGCTGCTTTCATCCATCTTAACACAGGTGTATACCTCAGCGTCGTCTTCTGTAGCACCGTATTCTCCATTAGGACTATCAGTAGGTGGGGGTGCTATACCCAATATCTTTCTACTGACTAATTCTTTAGTAATGATTTCGATTACGTTACCATTACCATCTCTGTTTACTACGTATCTCTGTAGTGGATAGTGTTTTAGACCATCCTTGCCCATGAATATCAAAGCATTGCCAGATACGATAAGATGCTTTAAGGCTTGGTGTACGACAACCCTGTCACTTGATGCAGCAATATAGTCCATAATCAATCTCTCAATCTTAGAGAAGGATAGGTCTAGCTCGCTACGCATGCTCTGATCGAGCTGTTCACCTAGCTTGTCATCTCTTACCTGTAGCTTGAAAAAGGCTGTCTGTGGTGGTAGTATGGCTAGCATTAATTTTGCTGCTAGCGTGACTACAGCTTTTGCTCCTACTGATTGGTAAGGTTGAAGCAGGGTACGTTTACCCTTATAGTCATCGTCTTGGGTAACTAGATATGGTAAGGTAAGTTCAGAACAATCAACTGCCATGTCTAGAAACTGTGTTCTACCAGATGTCAGTTGTTCGTATCTTTCTCTTGCCTTATACATTTAGTCCTCCAGAACCTTCGCCACCGCCACCGGTGTTGAGATTAATTTTAAGAGCGTCTGTACCTGTTCTCTTAGCCGCTCCACGTG